ATTCTTCCTGTTGCCATTTTGTTTCTCCGTTAATTATTTAGGAACATACTTAATGCTACTGGAGCACCGTCTATTCCACCTTTAAAGTTTACTGCGTTAAGTATATTTATCTTACCGCCGTCAGTAGTTGATATTTGATTTTGCGTGATTTCAACTGTACCTGCTGTTACACTGTTAACGTTTAGTGTAGCAACACCACCACCAATTTGTGATGTAATATACGTTTTAATTGCTTTTTGTGTTGGAACAACACTATCACTATCAGCACTAAATGTACCATCTGTACTAAATTCTGTGATAACTGCTCCTGCACCACCAAGTGCAACACTACCAAGTTGCAATTCGTTCAACCCTGAGATGTTAAATGCTTCAACGTTTAGCGTAGCAATACCTGTTGCCTGTTCAACGTTAAACAATCCACCAACTCTAAAGTTACCATCTTGGTCAGTACTTGTATAGAACACTCGTCCACCACCAAAGTCATTTGTCTCGTATAGTGGTTCCGCTGGTGTTAATGGTTCACCTGGATAGTTTGTATTACTAAAGTTACCTGTACCAATATCTAGGAAATCGTGTCCTGTTAAACGTACTTGTGAATATCTACGTCTAATTGTGATTGCATCTGTATGAGGTGGTCTTTCGTCTGCTTCTAATGCAGGACTAATTTGTAGTAATGCACTATATGGTCCAATACCTAATAAATTAGTAATACTTACAAGTTTAAACCATCTATTTGGTAAACTTGCAAATTCAACGTTAGCACCTTTTTGTGGAATACTATCAAGTCCGTCAACTCTAATTTTTGTACCAAGTTGTCTAATATCTGCAAGACCATCGCCAACAACTTCAGCACTTGCTGTAATAAATCCTGTACCTCTATTTGAGTATGTTGGTTGTCCTAATACTCCGTTACCAATTCTTACTGTATGTGGAACTTCAATAGTATGACTTGCATCAATTAATGTCATTGACGGTGCACTAGTATATCCGCTACCTGGCTCAATAATTTTAACTTCAACAACTTTTTCGTCTGCTACTCTTGCTCTACCTCTTGCTCGTGTACCACTTGCTGGTGCACTGAATATCACTCTTGGAGTAATGTCATATGCTGATGTAGCATCAAGTGTACTTGCTATTGCAGAGCCTTTGATTGATTCAAAGCCTGCACTACCATCTGATTCTTTTGTAATAGTTGCAATTTTTGTTGACGCATCAAATGATCCAATAACACCAAATTGTCCTGCGCCTAGTCCACTTACAATATAAATCATCATACCATTATATGTACCAGTTGGGTTAACATCTGTTGCCGCTAGTGTAATTTGTGTAGCACTGCCAGACTGTGCATTTGATGCAATAGTAACAAAACCATCGCCACCATAAACAGTTGAATCTTCTTCTAACTGTACTTCAAATACTGCGCCGTTTCTAACTGTTATTGTATCAGTTGCCGCTCCAAAACCTTCACCTTGTAGTGTATATCTTGTTGCCGCGCCAATTGTTTCAATTTGGAATGTTACGTCTGGTGCGCCACCGCCGCCTACTAAACTATCACTAATTGTAATAACATCATTTTCAGCATGTCCAGTTCCACCTTTGATTACTGTAACTTCAACACCGCCAACTGCTGTTACTTGAATGTCAAATTCTTGTCCAGTTCCACTGCCGCCAGATGCACCTGTAATACCTTTGTATGTACCAGTAGTTCTATCTGGATCATTATTAATAATTGTGTCAACTGTAAGAATTGCACTTGTTGCTTCTGTAGTATATCCTGTACCTGCATTTGAATATTCTAATTGTAAAATTTCATTTGCGCCATCTGTAACAACATTTGAAATTTGTGCTTCTAATTGTTGGTTATCAACTTCACCTAATACTGGTGTTTCTGTAGAGTCAATACCTTCTGCAACTGATCCAAAATCACCATATGAGTTGTTACCGTTTGTAGCACGAATCTTCCCGCCGTTTTCTGCAAGGTAACCAATATGGTTGTAGTATGTAAACACTGACACAAGTTCTGATCTACCTAAGTTTGTAACCCAGTAACCAATACCGTCACTTAAAATTTGTGTAAAGTCGTTAGCAACAATACTATCGTTACCACCGTCATGTAAGTCTCCGTCAACTTTTAATCCGATACATGCTGTACCAAATGTAGTTACGTTTTGTACGTAAGGTGATTTATTAGTGATCCAAGCATCTGTATGTGCTGGTCCCCAACCTGGATCAAGCGAAACATAAGCACCTGATGTTGGACGTTTAGTTCCGTATGCATTTGCACCACTTAGTGTTCCAGTTAATCCTGTAAGTGTACAGTTACGTACACCTGTTCCGTTACGTGCATAGAACATGTCTTTTAGTAAGCAACCTTCTACTGAATGTACATAGTATTTTGCCGCTAATAATGATCTATAGTTACCTGAGTAAATTAAATCATGTTTTACAGCATCAATATATGCGTTCATATCTCTTGCACAAGCCGCTAGTGTGTATGTATAACTTGGATAAGTTGCCGCAATGTAAGCATGTACTTCTGCAATAATGAAATCTCTATTTGCTTCTAATGTTTCTACTGCATATGTATAACCTGTTGACGTTTCTGGAGTGTTTACACCTCTGGTTGTAGGCTCTGTACTATCTCCCGAAGCACCATTAATTCCCCAATCAATGTAGTCGTAAATTTCTCTAAATAAGTTTTCTGTTGCTGTACCTGCACTAGCACTACCTGCTGGTCTTGTAGTTACTTGTGTATCAGTATTGCCTGCAGATTTTGTAATTGCTACGTTTTGTACAATATTACTTACTACTGCACTTACTCTTGTTAGTGCCGCAATACTTTTTGCAACATCACCTGCATCAGTTAAACTTGGTGCTGGTGTAATTCTTGTTGAACGCAATTCATCGCCAACTACTGCTGTATCTTCTGGAATAATAATTGGAAGTACTTCTTGATATTCTCCAGTTTTAACAAATATAGTTTTTTGTGCATGAAGTTCTTTTGGAATATTAGTTATTACACCTGCTGTAATTGCATCAGTAATAATTGGAATCAATCCATTAATAGTTGTGATTGCTCCTTCTGTTTCACCATATGCTGTTAATTTTTGTTGTGTAATTGGTGTAGCAACACTGTTTAGTGTTTGATAATTTGCCGCTGGATCTGTTTTTGCAAGGATGTTTGGCATAATACTTTTTAAGTAATTAATTGCCGCAACAGTTTCACCTGTTTGTCCTGAAATGTAACTTGCACCGCCTGGTTGGAAGTATGACAGTGCCGCTAATCGTGATCTAACATTTCCACCATGTGATAAATCCCAAGCAACTGCATCAATAATTTGTCCTGTATCTCTTACACATTTTGCTTTGTTATATGAGAATGAACCTGTGAATGGCGAAATAGCATTTGCAATTTGATAATCAATCCATTCTGTAACTTCTGCTTGTAAAAATGATCTATTTGCTTCAATTAAAATACGATCTGGTTGATTTACACCACCGTCTCTAATTTGTTCTGTAGCATAACGTACACTTTTAAATGGTCTATCTAATGTAATACCTCTATCTGGAGCCGGAGCATCTACACCAGCGCCTTGATCAACATACCATACATGGTTAATTTGACCAAAGTATGTCCATTCAGGAGCAGTTGCCGCATCATTAACTTTTAATACTTGACCTGGTTTACCAACTGGTAATCTTGCAGGACCTGAACCACCGTAATAAACAATATCACCTGTAGTTGTTAAGTTTCCGGATTCAGCACCACCACTAAAGAAGTTCCAAAATGCGCCTGCTGTATCTGTTGCAGGATCATTTACTGTATTACTTGATGTATGTGATTGTACTGCAATGTAACTGTTAACACCTTGTTGAACTGTATCGCCTAAGTCATAATATGTTGCGTCAGTCCAAGTGTTTCTCCAGTTAGCACCTTCGTTTAATTTATCCCAATATGTTGGGTTTGGTGGACGAACACCATTTGAATTTGCAATAGCAAGATATGTAAACCCGCCTACTCTTACAACATCACCTGTTAAGTAATCTTGACCTGAAGAGTCATCACCGTAGTCTCCTCTTAAGTTGAAACCAGTTGCAAATACGTCCCAATCAGTTGGCGATTCGTTTGGTTTTTTCTCTGAGTTGTTTGTTTTTGAAACATAAGTATAACCACCATAAGTAACAATATCACCTGGTTGGTATAATGAATATGCTCCCCAACTATCTTCAAATTCTAGTCCTGGAATAAACTGAGCCCAGTTTGCTTCATCTGCTCTTAAATCTGTTGCAACAGTTGATGTATGATACGTTGTACAAATCCAAAGTCCGCCTGAGTCTTTTACAACATCATTAATTTTATATCTATATCCGCTTGCCCATTCACCTAAGTATTCAATACCTTTGTGGAAGTAATCCCACTTTGCTTGATCTGCTTCAAGTCCAAGTAATGCTGTTGCCGCCGAAGTGTGTCCTGTGTTACAAGAATAAACTTGTCCACCGTACTTAACTAAGTCACCAACTCTATAACGAACTCCTATAGCCCAGTCTGTTTTCCAATCAAATCCGTTACTAATAATATCCCATTTGGCTTGGTTTAGTTCTAAACCTGAAGTTGTGTTTGGCGCACTAACATGATACCCTGTACAAATATAAACTCTTGATCCATATTTTACAATATCGTTAATTTTGTATCTTGTATTAATAGCCCAATCGCCTTTGTAATCAAACCCTTCACCAAATAAATCCCAAAAAGCGGCAGTACTATCATCGCCCAGATTACTTTCCAATCCGCCAATGGCACTAGCGTCTGAAATGTGTCCTGTATTTGCAATATAAAGTTGTCCGCCATATTTTACAATATCGTTAATTTTGTAAACAGTGCCTGTTGCCCAATCGCCTCTCCAAGTTTGACCATCTGCAAATTGTTGCCACTTTGCTGTAGAATCGTTTAGATCCAACATAAAGTCAGTCTGCGAAATGTGTCCTACTACACACATAAATGTCTTACCACCGTAACGCACTACATCATCTTTGTAGTAAGTGGTTGCTTCAGACCATTCGTCTTTCCAAATAAATCTGATTCTACCTAGTTTAAATTCTGCCATTTTCTTTACCTTTTACGTATACTTTATATTTATCATTATCTTTAATCATCGCCAAATCCTGGTCCGCCTTCAGGAACTGATGCTCCAGACTGGAAGTATGCTTGTGCCGCCATATCACCTGATACGTTGCCTGTAATATTAGCGGCAACATTAATATCAATGCCTCCACCTAATACTTTAAAGATTCTATTACCTTCAAAACTAATATCACCAGCATTTAATCTGTTCACTTTAAGATCTGAACCACCTGATGATACTCTTGATTGTACATATTTGCCGATTGCTTTTTGTGTTGGTACAATATTATTACTATTTGCCGCAAACGTTGGATCTGTACTAAACTCTCTAATTACAGCGCCTGTACCACCAAGTACAACACCACCAAGTCTAAGTTCTTCTAGTCCGTCTAATTCAAAGAAACTAGCATTAATACTAATTGTACCTGTTGCTTGTTCAACTTCAAATAGTTCACCAACTCTAAAGTTACCATCTTGGTCAGTACTTGTATAGAATACACGCCCGCCGTCATATTGACTAACTTCTTGGAACTGTTTTGGTTCAGCATTCTCATCTGGATTGTATCCAAATACATATAGTCCAGGATACGCTGTACTTGAAAAGTTACCTGTACCAATATCTAGGAAATCGTGTCCTGTTAATCTAATTTGACTGTATTGTTGTCTAATAATAACACTTTCACCATGTATTGGTGCTTCTTGTCTACCTAAGTTTGGACTAATTTGTAGTTTTAAATTATATGCTCCAAGTACTCCTGAACTTTCAAGTATTTTAACAACAAAATATGTTACGCCGTCAATTTCATTAATACTAATATTATCTCCTGGTCCAGGAAGTTTACTTACACCTTCTAGAATTAAAGTATCTGCAATTTGTAATTGATCAGCATATCCATCACCTGCTGTAATTGTAGCAGTTGATCTAAAGTACCCTGTGCCTTTATTAGTCATAGTTGGCTGTGGTAATACGCCGTTGGCTGTTTCTGCTCTAGTCGTAACATCTAATGTATTTTTATTATCAAACACTGTTACAACAGGATCAGTTGTATAACCTGCTCCAGTTTCGTGTAATGTAAATGAACCAATACGTCCACTACTTACAACAGCACGACCTAATGCCTGTGTACCATATAAAATTTTAACAGCATCGCCTTGGTCTTTTGTTACAACAATCCATTTACTTTCTGTGCTTGCACCTGCAACACCTGCACGAGTTTCAAACCCTGCTGGTAATAATTTTGCTCTCCAATGATATCCATCTCTACTAAATGCAACAACATCTGATTCAGATCCTGTATCGCTTTTCACAGCACAGAATGTTCCTTGTGCATATCCTATGCCAGTCCATTCACCTGGTTCCATACTTCCTGCAACCCAAGTTATACCATCATGACTTACTGCTGTTTCTGCTACACTACTATCAGTTTTTGCTGTAGTTGCTACAAATCTATCCTTGCCCCAGGTTACACTTGACCATGCACTTGATGCTGGAAGAGTCGTTGCTGTCCAACTATTACCGTTGTCTGTTGAATATACTGCTTGATTACTTGCAGTAGTAACATTACCTGCTAACGCTACAAAAACTCCATCACCGTATGCACAGGTGCTCCAGTTTTCACTTGTAGGCAATGTAGTTGTTCCCCAACTATTACCACTATCTGTTGATCTAAGTATAGTTGTTGTTGTTGATGATGCTGTTAGTGTACCTATTACTGTACCGCCGTTGTCTTGACCTGCTAGTGCTGTTATAGTACCAATATCTCCAGTACCTAATGTTGTATCAGTCCATACTGAGCCGCCATCGTTACTAAATGATCCAGTACCAACTGCTGTGCTTGGGTTCATAGTACATAAATTTCCATTTGCTATTGCAACATATCCGCCTTTGGCTGATCTACTAGTAAAAGAAAATCCGTTTCCGTCTGTACTTACTGCTATGCCATCATCATGTGCAGTTATCCATATATCGTTGCTATTATACGTACCTCTTTGAATATCGCGCCACGCTGAACTACTTCCTAAACCTACACTTTCAATTTGATAGTTTGGTTCTGCTACTTCTGCTCTTGGCTCAATATAATAACGACTAGTATCATTTAAACTTGTTTGTATTGGTGCTCCTGTTACATGCTCCCAACCTGGTTCTCCGTTAAGTTCTTTTACAACTTGTGCAACTTTGTTTAATGGTTGGTAGGAACTAATTTTAGCGTATTGACCTGCACCTTTACCTGCGTATATAAACAATCGTTGTCCAACATAATCGTCTGCTCCTGCATCTTCTGCTCCACTAAGGGTCAATGAAGTTGTAGTTCCAATTTGTGCTTTATTTGCTTTAAACAGATAGTTACTACCACCAATAAAGTTTGAATCTTCTTCTGTAACAAATATTTGTTTTACTGCGCCATTTCTAAATTCATTAAAGTTTGCTACAGCACCCTGACCGTTACCGCCAATTGTCATTGTAGCATTTGTATAACCTTCACCTGCGTGTATATATGCAACTCCAAAAACTTGATCATTATCAGTATATGTTTGAGCAATTTGTGCTTCTTCACTCCTGTTGTTAACTGTTCCTGTAATTGGTACTTCGTCAACATCAAATCCTTCTGCAACTGATCCATAATCACCATATGAGTTGTTACCGTTTAGTGCTCTAACTTTACCACCGGCTGTTGCTAGATAACCAATATGGCAGTAATATGTAAACACAGACACAAGTTCTGATTTACCATCGCCATTAGCCCAATATCCAATACCATCACTTAGAATCTGTGTAAAGTCGTTAGCAACAATAGATTTGTTTCCATCATTATGTAAATCTCCGTCAACCTTCATTCCAATACATCCTGTTCCAAATGTAGTTACGTTTTGTACATATGGAGATTTTGTTGTAATGTGTGCATATGTTGCGGCAACATCACCGTTTGCAGGATCTAATGAAACATAAGCACCTGCTGTTGGTCTTCTTGTTAAATTATCGTTAGGTGCTCCTAGTGTACCTGTTAATCCTTGTAGTGTACAGTTTCTTAATCCACTACCGTTATGCATATAAAACATATCGTCTAGTTCATAACCATCTGCTGGCATAATAACTGTTGATCTTAATTCGTCTCCAACTACTGCTGTATCTCTAGGAACAACAATAGGAAGTAATTCTTTATAAACTCCTGTTGCTACAAATATTGTAGCAGGAACTCTTTCTGCTAAATTACCTTGTAAAATTTGACAAGCGTATCTTACAGTTTTGAATGGTTTTGCTGGATTTAATCCATTAGTTGGAAGATCTTCTCCGTAAGGACTTACGTACCATACTTTATTAATTTCAAATAATGTATCATATTTAAGAGTAGTATCTTCATCAACTTTTAAAAGTTCGCCTGATGGACCAATTGCTAGTCTTGATGTACCTGCTGTACTACCATCGTCTTTAGTTGAATAAGTTCTAAGGTCACCTTTATAACGTAGTACGTTATTTTCAGCACTAGTTTCATTATTACCTGCATATTTTGTCCAGTAATAATCATTACCAGCAGTAGTTTCAGCATCAATTCTCGGCCTTGCTTCAAGTAGATCACTGTAATGTTGTGTTTTACAAATATATGTTTCGCTTTCGTCCATTACAACTTCGCCTGGATAATATACTTTAGATGTACTATCACCTAACTCATTAGTTCCACTTTCTTTCCATTCGCCTTTCCAAGCGATACCAGTTTTAATTAATTTCCAACTTGCTGAAGTGTCAGTATCAGGATCACCTGGTTCAACTAATTCTACTGGAAGAATATTTACTAGTGCTTCATATAAGTATCCGCCTTTGCGTACAACACTTCCTGGTTGATATGGATTATCTATACTCCATTCACCTTTCATCTCGTAGCCACGAACTAGAACTTCCCAGTCTGCTCCAGCGCCATCTTGCTCTAAACCAAATGCACTAGGATTAGAACCAATATTAATTGTTAATGCTGTATAAGTATAGCCACCGTATTGAACTAAATCACCTGGCTGATAAACTTCATTAGGGCTCCAAACTTCTTCAAATCCTAATCCTGGTAACCAAACGTCCCAGTCATCATTATCATCAAAATTGTCTGTACCACTCAATCCTCGTTTTGCAATATATAGATTTGGACCATATCTTACAATATCGTTAGTTTTATACCATTGTGTACCGGACCAATCACCTTTGTATTCAATTCCTTCTAGTACTAATTCCCATTTTGCCGCAGTACTATCGTCACCTAAATCAGATCCTATTCCTTCTCTAATATTATCATTACTTGTGTGTCCAATAATACATCTATATACATTGCCACCATAACGAACAATATCATCTGGTTTATATCTAGTATTTTCTAACCAAACATTTAACCAATTATCACTTCTAAGATAAGTTGCCCATTTTTCTTGATCATTTTCTAATCCATTAGGTACAGTATTACTTGTATGATCAACTACACATACATACATAGTGCCGCCGTATTTTATTAAATCATTCTTTTTATATACTGTACTAGCAGTCCAAGTTGCAAGATAATTATTTCCTTTTGCAAATGGTGACCATTTTGCATCATCATTTTCGAGACCTAATGTAATTGTAGATGAACTAGTATGGCTATCAATACAATTATAAAGTATACCTCTATATTTTACAACATCATTTACTTTATAGAATGCTTCTGGTTGCCATTCGCCCTTCCATTGACGACCGTCTCCCATTTGCTCCCATTTAGGAGTAGATTCGCCTGCTACAAGAAAGTCTAAATCTGTGTTAAAGTCTGCACTTGCAGTGTGTCCTGTCAAAGCAACAAATACTTTACCGCCGTAACTTATAACATCATCTTTTCTATATGCTGTTGCGCCGGCCCAAACACCTTTCCAGTTAAATCTAATTCTATCAATTCTAAATTCTGCCATTGTTTTTCCTGTTCACTAATTATGTAAGTGTATTTATTTGTCCGCCCATGCCTGGATGATTAACACAGTAGTAATATAAGTTTGGTGCATTAGTTGGCACTTTAAACTTAACATAACTACCAGCGATACCTGGCACACCTAATATTGTAACTCCGTTTGTATATTCTACACCACCGCCATGTATACCATTTGGTGTTGTTGAAAATCTAAGCGGATGGGTATTGTTTGTTGTTGAACTTTGTCCAAATGTGTAAGTCTGACCTTCATATAAGTTGAGTGTAGGACTTGTAATTCCGTTAATGATAAATTTATTTCCAGCACCGTACTTATTAGTAGCACTTGCAACTGTAACTTCATAAAAGTTCTTATTGTATTCTGTAAGTCCGTCACTACTAACATCTGTTGGGTATGTATGATGTTCGTTAAACACTAGCACAAATTCTCCGTCATCATTAACATAGTAATTTAAATGCCTGTTATCCCAACGTATCTGTTCGAAATTTAAATTTGGATAAACAATTTCATGATTTTGATCTCTTCCTTCGAAGAAATCTATTCCTTGTTCAAAGTCATTATAGTTTTGTTCTGGATCACCTGGTTTATTAATTTGTATACTTGCACCACTTTCCATTTGATCTATTTTCGTAAAAAACAATTCGCCTTGGTCTGTGCGTCTTAACGCATACAAATATCTTCCGTCAACATTACCTGTTATACTTGTTACATCATTTCCTGCATATTGTGACATTCATTGCTCCTTACTGTATATCCACGTAACTAATAATAGCATCTACACTATTACTTACATTTGATTGTACTATCAATTGATGTGCTGTTGGCAAAACAATCTTTTCACCACCAATCATTGCTTTGTATGATGTTTGTGGAGGTATCATTACATCTTTGACATAAAATCCTTCTACACTTCCGTCATCTTTTATTAAAACACTTGCTTGTACAGCAAAGTCTGTAATGTTTGCTAAGTTAAGTCCAATTACCGTAGCGTTAGTTGCCGACGGTACTTCAAAAACTACAATCTTTTGTGTTCCTATGTCTTTAATTACTTTTGTTCTAAAAAACGTTGCCATATCTTTATCCTAATACCAATACAAATTCTAATGCTATACCTTCTGCATCATTTCTACTTATTCCGCCACTTGATCCTGCTACACTTACCCAGTTAACACCGTCAAAGATTTCAACACGATCGTCTTCGTTATTATACCTCATCATGCCTTCTTCAGCATAAATTGGTGCAGGTCTTTCTATGTTATTACCTGTTGGTATTACAACACCGCCTGATCCAGCAAATTTATAATAACCAGTTGCTGTAGAGTCAAATATTGTAATAGCATCTGAAACAGTATTTGTAATTGTAGAACCACTAAATTTAAAGTGATCTAGTAGAATACCACCTGTACCGTTTCCTGACAATACCAAGTCTGTATTAGTAGTTATCGTTTTTATCTCGTTGCCGTCAATTTCTATATCGTCAACAATTAGTTTATTAGTACTAAATCTTTGACTTGTAAGATCTGCTGTTAATGCTCCTGCATTGTAGAATCTAATTACATTGTCATTTGCACCAGGTGTTAGTTCTGGTGTAATTTTTGTATCACCGTCATTATCTTGTAATCCGCCATCTAATATTACCCAAGAACCATTGTATCCTTCAAAATTATTAGTAGATGTGTTATAGCGTAACATACCAGTTTGTGCTGATGCATTACGTTCTGCTGTTGTACCTTTTGGAAGTAAAATACTGTCAACACTATCAATTTCAAGTATACCACTGCCTGGATTCAATACCATATCTGCTGTACTGCTTATGATATTGTTGTTAAATTTTATATCATCTAATGTTACTTTACCAGTACCATTTGCTCTTAATTCTAAATCACTGTTAGATAAAGTTGTTGTAATAAAATTATCATCGATTAAAATATCACCAGTGCTAAAACTATTTGCTGTTACTCTACCTAAAGCATCTAAGTTATCTGCATTTAATACACCTTGTACAGTTAGATCTTTTTCAATTACAACATTATTACTTGGTATAATTATTGTACCTGTTCCACTTGCTTCTAGTTCTAAGTCACTATTGGATTCAGTTGTTGTAATTGTATTGTCATTAATTTGTATATTATCAAAATTAATTTGACCTTGCACAGTCATATTATTATTAATAGTTATGTCGTCAAATGTTGCTGTTGTACCGGTAACATTACCTACAAAAGTAGTAGTACCGTCAACTATTAAATCTTTTCTTGCAGTAGCATTATTTAAGAATACAATACTTCCTGTTCCGTTTGCACGTAATTCTAAATCACTATCGGATTGTGTTGTTGTAATATAGTTGTCATTAATTTCAATATCTTCAAATTGTACTTGGCCATTGATATTAAGTTCTCTATTTA